GGGGAAAGGTTTCGCAAACTCCGTCTTGGGTGATTCGAGCGGCGGTAAAGGTTTCTTGAAAACGGCGGGTGAGAAATTTATTGACGTCGCAGAATTATTAACCGGTGCCGGTGCCGGTGCCATGGCGGCCAGACTAGGACTAGGACCAGCGCTGATTGATGATGCCAAGCAACCCGGGAACACGCGGACCAAGGGCCCTCCATCCGCGGCCGCTAAGAGCACACGGTTATCGCGGGTTCTTGGGAGGTTGGGATTTGGGGTTCTGGGTGGATTCGCGGCTTTTGATGGAGTTAAGGCAGCACGCGAAGAAGAACAACGTTTGCTCGAGGAAAATGCGCGACTGAGTGAACAGTCTGGCTTCCCTATCACCCTTGATCCAGCGTTTAAAAGGCAGAGGATGAGATCAGCGTTCAATAAAGAATTTGGTATATCTTTAATTGGAGGGCAAGCGGATTTCATAAAAGAAGTAGCAGTGCAGCAAAATGTGATGCCCATACCTGGCATTGAGACCGAAGAGGACCGGCAAAAAGTACTTGATTTCTCTGTTAAAAACTTCCTTAGAGAAAAGTCTGAACCTGGTACCCCTCTTGGTTTGGCCACGGAAGAAGGTGGCATTCCATTGCTCTTAATGGTCACAACTAAAGCTGCTGTTGATAAGACCGTTAAGGGTATAAAAGATTTCTTGACACCACCCAGTAATAGCTCAGGGGTAGGTTTATCGCGCACTCTTACCGGCGATAGAAACTTAGTCGGAACTCAGGCGGCACAATTCGGTCCGCCAAAGGATCCCATTCCTGTTTCTGTAAAAGAATTAACTGAGGGTGCTGAGCTAATGAAACTTGTTTCAGACTCTACTGGAAATGTTAATAATTATATCACGAATAACGTAGATAACAGTCAGCGTTCAAATACCGTTAGTCAAATAAACAATAGACCAGGTCCACGTACACCGATCCAGACAGGATCGGTGATGAATAAATAAAAAAACCCCGCAGCTGAATTAACAACCACGGGGCTTATCTTTCTTAGTTAGAGGTAACCTTACTGTTGAGCAAGTTGAGCGAAATACGACAGAGTATCGTCGTCATCATCGCTTCCACCACTTTCTTCAACTGCAGTAGGTTCCGGAGCTACGGCATTAGCGCCCAGCCCAGGGATTTCATCCTCTACTTTATCGAGTCCTGGGGCTGAAGGTTCGTTAATGGTTGCATGAGCACCCACACTAGCGGCACCATTAACCTCTTCCTCGCCAAGAACCTCAATAAGCTTTCGCTTGAGATCTTCATACGACTTATATGTTGAAGGATCAACAAACGGAGCAAGTTCGTAAAGACTTTCGTATGTATCGCGAAGACGTCCTTCATCACCTTCGTAAAGAGGAGATGCAGAATCAAACTCCGACTTATCGTAGTTACGATAACCTTCGAAATTACGAATCTTCAACTTGAAGTTTGCACCTTCCCAAAAGTCAAACGGATTCACCGCTTGCTCATCTTGGAACTGAGGCTGCATAACATCCATAATCTTGTCAAAGATTTTCTTTCCGTACTTGTAAAGAAAGGTCTTTCCTTCGTTTTCGGGATTAGCAGGATCAGATACCACAAGGATATTTGAAACGTAATGAAGACGCCGCTTGCGAGCGCGAGCAAGGTCCTTATCAGATTCAACCCCGCTGTTCCAAAGGCGACCATTAAGTTCGGAAACAGGATCGTCTTTGCCAATACTTGTCAGAGAATTCTCAATGTACCAACGACCAGTTGGCCCTTGAAACCCGTGATCCCAGTAACGGACCCACGGAAGATCATCTCCTTCTTTAGCAGGAAGAAAGCGAATTACTGCGTATCCATTCCCGCTTTTATCTACTGCAGGCTTCCAGAATCGATCATCACCATAGTTGTTTTTACTAGTGGATCCGCCGACTTTTTCAGCCGCTTGAACAAGCTTACCAATGGCAGCTTGACGATTTGCTTTTAGGTTATCGAATGACATATTATTTTTTTGTTGTATTGCGTTGTATTGCGTTGTATATTGTGTGATAATATTATACCATATAATCACTATTTTGTAAATACAGAAAGTACATTTCCTGTATATTTTTTCAGATCTATAACATGAACCAAAAAAGGTGCATACTTTGAGATCAGAAAAGAGTTACCTTTAGAAACTTCAAGAGGATCTATCAGTTTCTTATTTAGACTAGAAGTAAAGCTCAGCATGTTTTCAAAAACAGCAAGCGTTTCAATACTGATCTTACCTTCCGTGTATAATCTATATATCAATGGAGATTCGCTAAGATTGGTTGGAATAAAGCATTGATCAAAAGTTAATGATTCCTTTTCTGCGTGCTCGCTTAAAACAGAGACATCACTTTTAAAGCTGTAATCCAAAGCTTGGATTCGCCCGCTCCACTTGTTGTATACGTCGTCGTTGCACTCACCGATCCATCGGTTGCCTTCGAGTAAGTTGGCAAGGGAGTAAAGAATTACATCGTTTCTTTTTGGATACTTCTTAGCCAACTTTTCAAACTGATATCGGTTTTTGTGGCCCATGAAAGTTTCGCGTTTGCACCTTGGTCCTTTGAAGTTAAACTTAAAAGCATCATAATCCCTTTCAGAATTAAAGTGCAAGGCCATTGCAGTAAACGTACTCCACGCGTCCATAGGAGTACAACTTTCATTATTAAGAGTTATCATAATAGTTTTGCCGTATTACTTTTTTTGCTTTTCAATACGTTATTATTTACTGCTTCAAGTTTAAGCTTTTCTTTTAAAGGACCTCCAACAAATGTTGTGATATCTTCAGGATCAAAACCCTTTTCTTCACAGATGTAGATAATAGCTTCTGCATATCCCATTTCGTCTCTGCGAACAAGTGTCTCAACCTCGCAGATAAACTCTTCTTTGGTCATGGGAAGGTTTAACGCTTCTTCAATTTCTTTCTTTTTCATGCTTTATCAAATGATTTGAGTAGAACTATATTGGCATTAATTCTGCCGTTAGCCTTTTTTGGCTTTGTCTTCAATGTCTTTAACAAGTTATCAATTTTTCTTACAGTTCCTGAGAGAATTAACGGCAACACATCTTCGGGTTTACGAAGGGTTAAGGTAATACTCTTGTCAGGATCAAACTCTTTGATACTTGTTCCTTTAACGCTAAAGCCACTTGGTGTACTTGAATAGTAAATACTTAGCTGACGATATTTTGTATTAAAAACATAAACTCTTTGGCTAAACGGAATTGATATAGGATCAATACTCTGTAATGAATAGGTGTCATCCTCTTGCAGGTATTTAAGACGGGCAACTTGCTTGTCTGCAGACCTCGGCCGTTTCACCCGAGGACGACGTGTACTTTTAACTTTAGCGTGAGATGTTGCAGCATCAATCATCTTTTCAAAATTGGCAACAATTCGATTTAGTTGAGGCTTTCGCAAATAAGAGTAACCTTCAATAGCATCTGGGCAGGTACGATCAGCAGCAGACTTAAGCTCAGCGTGATGAGTGGTCAACCAATTTACAACAAACTTAGCTCCTTTAGCAGGAATAGCTGCGCTGCGTAACATCATACTAACATCCATATAAGGCATTTTAGTAGGAGTATCATCATAGTTAACTTTTGCAATTCTATCAAGAATTACTTCAAGATGGGTAATCACTTCTTCGTTAACTTTAGCTTCCAGTCTTTGAAGAGGAGTCTTAACAACAGGTTTAGGTTCTGAACTGTCTTCTTCTGGTTCTGGATTGGTAGACTCAACCATAAGTTGATAATCTGTAATTGCATCCTTTAAATGTTCACGGATAAATTTAGAAGCAGCTTTGGATTTACTAGAGCCAGGAGCAGCATCCGGCATACCCCGTTGCAACATTCTCACAAGCTTTCCAACTGTACTTGTAAGTGCATTAGGTGGTAAATTTTTAATTGCAGAAACATCGGATTTGGTATATCCGTTATTTCCCATCCAATCAATTACCCACGGGCGCATTTGGCTACTGTCGAGATAATAGTTATAAAAGCGCAGTGCACGACCTAGACGTTCGTGGTATTCTTCCGCACTAATACTTTCGGCATCTACCCATGTAGGTTCCATTCCGGTGAACTTGAAATCAACCGCTTTGACTTCTCCTCGACGGTCTAAGAATTTAGTTTTTAATTTTGCCATAATTATATTCTATCACAATTTAAGATAAATGTAAATAATAAAATTAGTCTATTGATTTACCAGCCCTTAACCTAGTAAGATAAGGGAACCGCGGTATTCCATCTGGGGTAAGATTAAAGAAAGTACACGTGCCATAAGAACCAATATACTTGTCACGATTTACCAACAAGTCTTTGAGAAAGTCGTGTGGTCCTTTGATGTTAGACCTGAACGTCTGTCCGTTTTCGGTTTGGAGAATAGCATAACCTGCCATGCCGCTTTTGTTTCCCTTTCCTTCACAGATATCAAGAATAAGATATTCTTCGTCTTGAAAGTCTTTACGCTTTAGTAGACCACTGCTGCGTTTAAATTCATAAGGAACGCTTTCACGAATCATTTGACCTTCGTATCCACGGTTAACATAATCCTTGTAAGCACTGTCAACAGATGCTAAGCAACTATGAAAGTTTGTTTCAACCATTCGAATTGGAGTATCCTTCAAGTTAAACTCATCGTAAACAGATTGAAGATCCACGGTGCGCCCCGCAAACTTTTTATTTGGATCGGCAATATCATACCAGTGGAACTGCAGCTTATCAGCACTTTCTTCAAGATCCGCTTCGGATGGTTTGGTCTTTTTAGCAAGAGAACAAATCTTGTTAAAGTCTTCTTTATATTCGTGATTATACAGCTCTCCGTCAAGAATAAGATCAGGAAAGGCCTCAAACACCGGCTCAAGAGACTTTAAGATGTGGGGAATGGTTACCCAGGGTTTTCCATTCCGGCTCTTAGCGCCTTCCTTGGTGATCACAGCTCGCATCCCGTCGAGTTTGGGTTGAGAGAAAACAGGATACTGAACTTTATCACTTCGATCTTCCCACTTCTTTGCAAGAGTAGGCTCAATAAATTTAACCGAAGTATCAACAGCCGTCTTATCTTCAGTGTATCCAGCATCAACCTTTTTCTGCCACTTAGCTTGAGCTTCAAACTCAGCCTGCTGCGCAACGTTACGTTCGTTGGCTCGACCAACATTTGTGGCTTTAACATCATACCATTTAGAAGTGGTAATCTTGCCTTCTACTTGACCGCTATGGGTTCTGTAAGCGGTATTGCTGTATTCAATAGTCCATTCTCGAAGTGCACCGGTAGATGCCCTGGAGAAGAGGGTTGGAAATTTACTCATGATATAGATTAGTCGCGACGACAGCGTCGCTTACTTTGTTCTTTCTTTTTATTTTTAAACTTTTTGGTGGGTGGAGCCATAGCGTGGCGAACAAGGCTCCGTAATCCCAGTGGGGATTTATCCAACTTTTTGGATTTCTTTTTCCGGGCCATGATATTAAAGTCGTGGGTTAGTTTCTTTTTAAGACTTTCTTAAATTCGTCATACCAAAACTTGCTTGAGTCTCTTAAGCTGTAATTAGACTCTCTTATGTACTCAAGCGTTGTTCGTATAATCTCTTTTCTGCGAATGTCATATTCGTTTTGAGATAAATCGAAATCGTCAAGCATTTCAATAATTGAATCAATATAGGGGCATGTGTTGGGTGGTATGCTAGGAGCCCTTTCCTTAGCGGACTGTAGTCGTGTCTTACGCATAATATAATTTGTGGTGTAGATCTATTCTAACACATTTTTAGACAATTGTACAGGGAAAAGTGATAAAAAAATCACTTTTTTTCACCTTTTTTGGGTTTCTTTAATTTTTTTCTGAAGATTTGGTCGTAATTGGATCTGTATTTTTCCCCGTCGACCTTCCGGGGTTTGTCTCCTTTTCCTGCGCTCATGTCGTCAAGTCGTAAATTTCTTTCCAAGTATCAACCCGTTTTACTCCGTCGGCAAGGGTTTGTTTCCAGTTATATGGGTGACTCATCAAAAATGATTGCAGCCCTAACTCAGCGCCGAGGTTTGCATTCTCAGGTTTATCTTCAACCCAAATCCAACCGCTTCCTTCGTATCTTTTAAGTGCTTCAGCTTTATCACCACCACACGGAAGGCAATGAATGCGCTCAAAAACAGTTTCACCAAATACTCGTTTTAAGTTTTGCTCTCTGAGCTGCATTGCGTATCGTTCTTGTCCAAACGAAGTAATGGCATGAAATACTGCGCCTTGTTCTTCATGAAACTTACGAACGTATTTGATAGCATCCTTTATAGGAGGAAGGAATCCAATTGCAGCAGACTCGCAAAAGTGTTCAACAAGAACCTTTGCTTTCTTTTCGCTGATACCATACTGCTTGTCAATATAATAAGAAAGCTCTTGTTTCTTGTATCCTTTTCGCTTCATCCACCACTCAAATGAATGAACCCACGAAAGAAGAACGCCGTCTACATCTGTGAGTATAATCATTTTACTTAGCAGCTTGTAGTGATTCAACCATATTCCGAAGAATCGTGACTTTCATCCATAAGCCTGACTTCCGGCTGGCAGCCATTGTAGTAGGGGTGTCAGCAGTTAATTTTGAAGCGTCAAAGTCATCAATACTTTCTTCGTAAATTTCTTCGTAAAAATCCTGTAGGCCTTTAGCCCCAGCAGATAGACTTTCAATGGCTGTATCAATTTCAGTTGTATTTTCCATAGTGTGTTGTTAGTTAAATCCTAGTAGTGACCAGCCGTGACTGGCGATTGCGTTTAAGATAATAAAGAAGCAGGTTAAGACGTGGAGAAGAACCCAAAAGGTACGTATGATAGCAACTCGATCAGCATGTTTGTTATCGTCGTATGCTTTTGCTCCTATTGCCTTACACCAATATTCCCAAAGCTTACAACTCTTTCTCATAAATAAATATCTATATGATTAATGATATTCGTAAAAATTTGTTCTTTTTTATAGTGATCTTTGTATTTAGTTTCACGGTACTCCCAAGCTGTTCGAGTCTGAACAATTCGTCAGAAGCTTCCAGTAGCTCTTTCACCAAAGCAAAGTATTTAACTGAATTAACATATATAACACGGGATAAGGCTTTGGTTCAAAGATACAAAGAGTCATACATCTCGGCCCGAACAAACTTTTCGGAGTTTGCTGTGCTTAATGAATGGTCGTATGACAGAGATAAGGAAGTCATTTTAGAAACGATTGAGTTATTTTTAGAATTGGAATTTGTTGGACAATGAGTTTATCAAAATTAAAAAAGAAGTATTCATACGTATTGCCATCAGAGCCTGACGAACGTGATCACCTTTACGTTGCTGGAAGCGCTCGTGAAGAGGATGTTTCTTTGAAGGCCTTTCGCGGTGATATCCTTAATCAAGGAAGCTGGGGTTCGTGTACCGGTCATGGAACTGCAGGAATGCTTCATAGTTTTTATCGTCGTATAACTGGTTTAAAAATTGATTTTAATCCGTATTGGATTTGGTATTGGGTTAGAAAAACAAATGGTTGGGAAGGTGCCAACACTGGAGGTTATCCAAGAGACATATTCAAGACGCTTGTTTCAAAAGGTGTTTGCGAGAATGGAGTTTGGAAACCGAGAAAATATTCAGACGCACCTCCTGAATTAAGTGATGAACAAGTGATTCGTTTCAGGGGTTATAAAAGGTTAAATGTTGATAGACGAAATTTTGATAATACCAAGAATGATCTTTATTGGGCGATTGGTCAAGAGCAACTCCCCATTGGAATTAATATGACGGTTTACGCTTCGTTTGAAAGACACGTAGGTCGATCCAGTAAGCTTCGGTTGCCTGGCCCAAATGACCCTATCGTTGGTTGCCATTGGGCGTTTGTCGATGAAGTTCGATATGATGGCATTACACTTGTTAATTCTTGGGGGCAAAAATGGGGTAGCATTGGTACGTTCTTGATGCCTTGGGAATACGTTCGTAAGTGTGTTATCGAAGCTTGGTGCTTGGATCCAAAGTTGCCTTAATTAATCGGGAAGGTTTAAAAGCTCGGCAAGGTCAATTGCGACGTCGGTTTGTCTTTGATCAAGATCTTTCCAGCGTGAAAGTCTTCCGAGGCGCTGAGTCGCTGACGTGGCGGAATTGAAGCTTAATTCGGCCTTTACGAGTGACGCTTTTAGATCGGCGAGTTCAGTCACCATCTCCGATACTTGGTCCATCTGGTCGGGGGATACCTTTCCCTCGGCGAGGAGTTTTTGTGTTTGATCTAGTACTGTCATAATATAAAGGGTGGGGTCTTAAGCGTTAAAATAACCTTTGGGTGCTTTTGGATAAGCGGTTTGAGGTTCATCGAGCTGTAGGGTTTCGATCATCTTAACGATATCGTAATAGGCCTCAGTGCTGATGGAGTTAGAGTACCAAAGCTTCAACGCCTTTGTCTTTAGTGTGGTGTTGTCTTCAATCATGATTCTAAATCTCAAGGTTGGTTGGAGTAACTCGGCCGCGGTATGATACGCTCATTCCCCGCTTGGTTTTACGCTGTCCCAAACTCCAGTTTGGTTTGCGGTCAGCTTTAATGTGAATGTGATCCTCGAAGTTGGCTGTGCGAACACGAACCGTCTTGGAGATTGCGATTTTTTGTTTAGCAGATAGATTGCTTTTTTGTGTCATAATATAATGGGTGGTTGAGATTTTAAAAATTAATAACGATCGTAAACATAAACGTCGGCATGAGCAGCATCGGCGAGAGGAACGAAATAGCGAGATCCACCCCAAGCAGTTTTACTAGGTGTATAGTTAGGGTTGTTCTTACCCCAACGACCTTGGAGCTTAACGTATTTTCCAGTTCCGTAAAACTTCTTTCGAAAGTTTTGGACCGATTTCATATCCACTTCACTGCTCATGTCCACGGTGAATTGATAGGCTGGTGTGCGAAAGGCTTTTATTGTCATAATATAAATTGGGTAATTCTTAAGCGGCTTCGATTGCCTGACGAAGAGTGCGATGATAGTCTTCCAGTTTTTCCTCTAGTTCAGCGAGGGTGTAATCAGCCGAATTAAGGCGAAGGCGGAAACCATCGAATTCCTTGCTTCTGTCTGAGATTTCCCCAATGACGATGCTCTTGAGTTGGTCGACTGTGAGAGGAGTGGCCACTGCGTCGGGCTCAAATGCGAGAATCTTGTCGGTCTCTTCCTTTGAAAAGGTTCCTCCAAAATCATCGGCGGATTCCCAGTTGGGACGAGGGAGAAAATCGTATTCGACCAAAACCCACTCGCCTTTGCGGTATTCATACTCAGGCCATGCCTGTTCCCCGTTTTTGGTGATTTGGTGAAGGTTGAGTTCAGTGATAGATTTCATAATATAAATTGTGGTAGTTTTTCCTTATAGATATATTCTACCACATTTTTGGATAATTGTACAGGGAAAAGTGCTAAAAAAATGCACTTTTTTGCCATTTTTGCCCAATTTGATACAAAAATGCCCAATTTGATACAAATTCTGGAACAGCCTTAATCTCGAAGAATTTGAACCTCCATATACATCGGCCGCTTGGTTGCATGACTGTCTTGTTCACGTTTGGTTGGAACATAAACATCAAACACATATGCCTTTCCTTGAGCAGCCTTCTTGGAAGTTACCCAGGCTCCGCGGTCTTGAACAATAAAGTGTCCGTCACCGACGCGTCCTTTGAGCTCGGGAATAAAAATCTTGGTACCAAATGGAAAGTCGGGGTGCGCAGCAACCGTGACTCCCGTGATCGCTCGCTTGGTTGCAGGATCGGCCACTTGATCGCCCCACTTGTCGTCACCGCAATAATATGTAATACGGCAACGAAGAGATTCCTTTTTAGTTTTGGTTAGACCTATGGTTGCTCCAACAGCCAAAAGAGTAAGAATAACAATTCGGCCAAAGGTTAAAAAATAAAAGTCTGTTCTCGAGGATTTCATTTGCTTATATATGATAGCGGTTATCGAACCAAAGTATTAATACAAAATAGATGATAAAAAGAGTTAAATAGATCATATTGAGTTTTCCTGTTTTGTGCAGTTTTCACACTGATGAAAACTCGTGATTTAATGAAAACTAATCAATTATTCCGTTTACCAGTAAAGCATTATAAACGGCATTCATCATTTCAATATCGGAGAAATAACGAATCACATCGTTTGCTATAGCTTCGCCGTATTCTTCTTTTACACTTTGAAAAAGATCAAGTCTACAGCCTGGGTATGTTTCGAGGCCGTGCTTTTCCAACATTAGTTTTAAGTTTTCAACGCTCATAGTATTTGATTAGTTTAAAGCATCCCCACCCGGGATCGAACCGAGATTGCCTGGATGAAAACCAGGTGTCCTAACCATTAGACGATAGGGACTTAAAGTGGAGCCACCTGTCAGACTCGAACTGACGACCTGCTGATTACAAATCAGCTGCTCTACCAACTGAGCTAAGGTGGCATTTTGTATCCTCATTAATACCAGCGGGAATTTGTGTCCAAGGGTAGCTAATCCTGTCACCCGCCCCTGATGAGCTAATTCAGTTTTTCACTAGGGTTTTAATTCTTTCCAAGCTCATGGAAAGTTCCTAGCGGCAGCAAGATCTTTTTATCTTATGGTATTAATGAAGATACAAAAATTATATATTAACTTTATTTACGGTATTGTTGTTTGTTAGTATATTATACCATATTTTAAACAAAATGTAAATAACAAAATACTAAACCGCCCAATCCTAGTAAAATAGAATCGGGCGGTCAGGCGTTGAATTTAAGTACTTTAAATATTAAGTAAGAGCACCCTTAATAATCTTACCGTAATCAGCCACTCGGAATGGTCTTCCGGTTGGAGAGAAGTGGCTTTGCTCAAGATCAAGTCCAGCAAGGTGAGCGATGGTAGCGTTCACATCGGTAATTGTATAAGGATCAGATATCACCTTTGTCGCTTGCTCATTTGTTTCACCAACAGCCACACCACCATTAATACCAGCTCCGATAAGAAGAGTTGAGTAAGCCTGGGGATAGTGATCTCGTCCGGTGTTAACATTGATCTTTGGTGTTCTACCAAATTCAGTTACAATCGCGATCAGCGTTGAATCAAGAAGTCCTTCGCTTTCAAGATCTGTAACAAGCGCGCTTACAGCGTCGTCAACTTCTTTAAGCTTGTTATCGAGCTTCTCAAAGTTCTCTGTGTGGGTATCCCAACCTCCGTTGTTAACCTCAATGAATCGAACGTCGCCATGAACAAGTCGCTTTGCAAGGAGTAACCCTTGGCCGAGGCGTGTGTTACCATACCGCTCTTTATCTTGAGCGGACACCTTTGAAAGGTCAAACAAATTGAGATCTTCTGACTCTAAAAAGCGAACTGTATTTTCATAAAAGTCATTGTACTGAGAAGCAATCGGAGACTGGATCTTTGAGTTTACCTGCCGAAGCAGATCCATGCGCTCAAGTAGTTTAGCGTCTGCTGCAGAGTTTCTTAGACCCGAGTTTGGATCTACAATAGGAAGAGGTGACTTAACCTTGGGAAGGAATCCACTGCCAGGGTGAGAACTTGCACCGCTAACAAGAACAAAGTCAGGTATGGTGGTGTCTCGATTTGACAAGTGAGAAACCCAACTTCCAAGAGAAGGGTGAGTGATAGTCGCAAGTTGCTTGAACGAAGTTCGGTTCAGATACTGAGCCTGTCGGTGAGCACCGGTCTTTGAAGTCAGTGATCGAATAACAGCAGCCTTGTCCATTACCTTGGCAAGTTTAGGAAGGCGGTGTCCGATTTGAAACTCGCCTGTTGTTCCAATCGCGGTGGTGTCTCCTGCCACTTCTTTATCTGTCTTTGGGTCAAACGAATCAATGTGACTCATTCCACCATCAAGGCAGATATAGATGATGTTCTTGGCTTTTGTATCTTTAACAGGCTGGGCATCTACCACGTTCACACCGTATGTGGCGGCGGCTAAACCAGCGATGAATTTACGTCTATCTGTGTTCATATTTTTTCCTTTAAATAATAAGTTTAAATTCGTGGCTATTAATCAACACCCACACAATGTCCGCAAAGGGAACATTCATAAAGTTTTTAATCTCTTGCTCTGTTGGATACCTGCCGATGTAAGAAGCAAAAAGGTATTCAATCGCAGTGTCTTTGTTCCAATCGGCCAACCTATCAATAACCTGATTGTTATCGTCCATAAGGCCTTTGGTTAAAGGACCGTTCATAAGGGTTAGAATCTGAGTAATGTTTGCGTCTTCATTACCAGTCTCGATTAGATTCCTATCAGACCTTCCAAACTCAAGCATGAAATTACCAGCCGAACCTTCAAAAATATTTGAAGAACGTATCATCATTTCACGTCCCATTTTTGGAGCACCTTCGTAATACTGCCGCTGTAGCTTTTGGTATTCAGCGTAGGTCTCTAATGCGGTGGTTGAATTAACGCTTGCCAAATCAGTTGTGAAGAGCTCACGGTATGTTCCTCGAAGATCAGCAGGTTGCCATGCATCAACGTCTCCAGTATGTAGTGTAACAATGCTGTCCCAAAGCTGAGCTGAAGTCATGCGTCTCATCTTTGGTCCACGAAACGTGTCGCCGTCATCTGATTGAGAAGAGTAAAACCGAGTATTGTAAAGAATGCGATTAAACTCCCGCGTATCATAGTCAAGATCTTTAATCAGTTGAGTTAAGTACTGAACAAGCTCGGCGTTTTTACTGTGACGCAGTTCATCAAAAAGAGCAATGTCATTAAGGGTAAAATGGATAAGCTTGAATCCAAACGCTTTATACCAAAGACGATTTACAATATTGGTAGCAAAGGTCGGATGCTGATCATCAGTAAACCATTTAGCAAAGTCCTGTGTTAATGTACCGCGTTCGCTACCTTCTCGAAGAACTTGGCCAATTGGTGTACGAGCTTCAACCGTTTCATATGGTTCGGCATCGCTGTATTTGTAATCGTGAGGAAGCTTTAAAACCTTTTTAGGATCATGGGTAATTGTGTTACGATATCCTCCAACTGCCCACCACTGACCGAGCCTGTTAATCGCTCCACGGGTATCACCCTTTTCGTCCGAAGCGCGAGCTTCTGTTCTAAGCTTGCCGTAAATGGATCTCTCCTCGGCAAGACCTCGCGTGTTTAGCGTGGAAAAGAAAGCGGTGATATTGTAGTAATCCATTTGAGTCCATTCATCAAACGGATGGTCATGGCATTGAGCGCATGAGATATTTGTTCCTGCAAGAGCCGTAAAGGTGTTTGCCACATTGTCAAGTAGCATTCCTTCGTCCTTTAGGTAATACCCAACTGCAGGGTTATCGTAAATGTCGCCTTCAGCTGTTAGAAGCTGTTTGACAAACTCGTCGTAATGAGTGTTAACCGCGATCTGCTCTTTGATCCAAGTGATATAGGTATCAGCCGGAACGTTGTTAACCACCTTTCGTTTAATCCTAAGCAAGTCAGCATAGAAGTTAAACATTGACTCGACATATCCTTGTGAATTAATCAGCTTTTCAATAAGAGCTTCTTTATTGGGGTCGCGAATGAATGTTTCGCGGTCGTCGTATGTTGGGATTCTTCCAACAATGTCTAGATAAGCACGGCGAACAAACACTTCGTCCGATGCCTTTGTGGGCATTGCCACTTTATTTGCGCGTAAATTACTTGCAATAAGTTGGTCGATTTTTAAGCTGGGTGAGACCTCTCCCAATGCATAATTAGAAACCAGGACTAGTGCAGTAACAAGTATTAACCTAACCATGGATATATTTATAAGATTTTTATTCTTAAAATAAAACTATTTCCCCTGGCGATTATATGGTTTCTTGTAATTCTTGGATGATTTCAAGCGAGAATCACCTGATTTAGCGTGGACTCCTGGTCTTTTAATTCTTTTCTTGGATTCAAACTGTGATTTTTTCTTCATGTATTATATATTGGATAAATATATATTGTATGAAAAAACGCGTTCTTGAAAGTAAAGTAATAGATAATTGGAAAGGTTATCCTCTTATTACGCTTTCAGTTGATGAAATTTGGCAGTCAGTTCCGTCTGTTGATACACTGCGCGGCCGACCATTTAAAGGTCCATTACGGGAAGATATACTTGAAAACGGTATGAAATTTCCTATTTTGGTTGTCGAGGTTTCTTACCAAGATCTTCGCGAAGCAAAACGAAGATATCGTAAAAAGATTTGCTCTTTGCCTAGTGATAAATTCTGGGGAACTGAAGATCCCAATAATACAAAAATTTGGAGTGTTTGGGGAGGATCACAGCGGTTGACTTTTGCAAAAGAAGAAGGATATACTCATATTCATTGCGTCGTTATACCAACCATTCAAGAGTCTATTTCTTTACAAAGAAAAATGCGGGCACCGTTTCCCGATTTATATGGTAAAGGAAAAAGAAATCGGTGATTGTATAAATAAATAATTCAACTATAAAAAGATGAGATTCAAAGGAAAACAAGGCATCGTAAAAGAGGTCCAAGCTGCACTTGGTTTAAAAGCTGATGGTATTGACGGACCTAAAACATGGAAGATGATTTGGGAGAACCTTGTGCATGACGGTAAAGGAGAACCAGAAAAACCAGAAGCTTCGGTTGAAACCATTCAAGATGACTATTCTGAAGTTTTTAAATCTTCCCCAAACCAAAGTGGAACAATTATTCCCAAGTATATTATTCTACATCACAGCAGCGGAAGTCATGATGGTACACGTTCTTGGATTTTAAATAGTGCTTCAAATGTTAGCTATCATTATCTAATTGCTGCCGACGGTTCACGTACTCAATTTGTGAAAGATACCAAAAAGGCATGGCATGCAGGAAGTTCAAACTGGGGTGGGATCAGTGGATTAAACAGTCATAGTGTGGCTATATCCTTTTACGGAGATACAAATAATCGAACACCTTCCGCAGCAGAAATTGATTCTTGCGCTAAGAAATGTATTTACCTTATGAGCAAATTTGGTTTAGACGAAAGCAAGATACTCACTCACGAACAAGTTTCACCAGGCCGGAAGAATGATTGTTCTGAAGAAACTCAAGAACTGGTATTAAAAAGAATTAAAGAACTATGAGCAATAACGACGACTTCTTCGATTTTGGATTTACTGTTGTAGACGAAACAGAATTAAATTCATATCAAGAAGCACAAACAGAAATCCAAAAAACAACTGCTGAAGCAGATGCCAATCAAGAAAAGATTGATTCTCTTTACTCTGCAGTTCTGCCTTTATTGAATAACCTTAAAAGTAGTCCAGAAAAAGATTACATTCTTTGGCCCAACCGACTTAAGATTATTGAACAGTTTGAGGACCACTTAAAGAAAATTTATTACAGTTAATTCCCTTAAGGACCATAGATTATTATACCAAAATGTTTTAATCTTGTAAAGGAAAAAGTTAACAAAAAAGAGCCGCCCTATTTCTAGAGCGGCTCTTTTGTATTATTAGTTATGTATGATTAACTTTACTGACCGATCAGCATTTCTCTAAACGAATAGTCGGAGTGAAATTTCTGTCCCCGGCCCATAAGAGTACCTTCTTCAAACTGATAACTTTTACCATCAATCAGGTGAATCTCCATCGGGTCGTACAGGGCTGAGTTGTTCAACGTATCTCTGTTTGCGCCCCAAGAGCCTTTTGATACGCAGCTTACCTGCAGCATCAGAAGAGGTAGCAGCAATAGAGTCAATTTCATCTTCAATGTCATCTATATAAGTTTCTCGTTTCCACTGTATATGAGCTGCATAGGCCTCACACGCAGCAGTGGCTGCATACAGTGCGGCTTTGATTATAGCCATCATATACAATTACTTACTTAATTACTCCGATCCTTCGCCCTTGTCCTTTGCCTTAGCAATGTTCAGAGCAAGGAAGTCAATAACCCAGTAAACATAACCAAGCTTGGATCCTTGAGCTGGTGTTGGGGTAGAGGCAGTAATAACAGCAGCTGCCGCAATAATAGCAGTTGCCCAGTTAAACCATACTTCGTCTTGTACGAATGCGATTAGTTGTTCCATATTGTTTTCTTTGTTTGTGTTAATCGAACAGTTTGTTTTTATCAGTTCTAAAAATATTTATACAAATCATTTATTATCTGTCTAAAAAAATTATATTTTCTTCTTCACTTTGTTTGTTTAAGTATCTTTCTTCGGCCTTAGCATGGTGACGTTTTTCTACACTACGGCTTATTCTTTTTCTATAAAAGTTTGCTTTTTTAAATGAGTCAAACCCTATAAGTTTAATCTTTGCAGGAGAAGCTTTATTAAGTAAATACCAAATGGTAGATATCCCTACACTTGGATCCTTTTTTGTATCAATGGCCAATGCTGCATCCTTGGGATCGCAGTCAAGATGAATATAATCGTGTCTTAAATTCACTGGAGGATGGCGATCGTATCTTACACAAAGGTCAGGCTTTACTTCTGCTTTAGAATAAATTTCTTGGCATAAGTTTTCAAGCTTCATGGCAAATATCCAAGCGTCGCATTTTTGTCCTATAGCATGCATGTGTAAGTATGCAATTGAAAGATTAAAACGAATAACAAACTCGTGCGAATCAATAAGTTCTGAGTAATCTTGTAGCAGTAAAGATCTGCTGTTACCAACTACCAGAACTTCTTTCCCCTTTACTGCATCACTTAATTTCATACAAAAAGCTGCAAATTATCTCCAGTGTTTCTTTACGCTCGAGTTTATATTATCATGCGGTTTCGGATTGCCGTGAAAGACAATGATCGAAGTATTTTCAGTTTTTCTTTTCCACGGATTGCGGTTTCCATACTTATAACTGTCAACCCAATCCAGCTCATAATTGGTTATATCTTTATCCATAACTCGCCAAATCCAACATTGATCACCGTGAAGCTCGCGTGTAACTTCTTTTGAAAATTGAGTATAAATTTTTTCGGTTTGAGGTGAAGGAGTCCATACCATAACTGAAGAGTTGTGGGCGGCATGCTTTTTATTCGGTCCAAAATTTTCGATCATGGTAAAAGGACTTACAATAGACGCAAATTTATCAAGTGAATTAATTATAATAACGTCCAAGTCCAAAAATAAAACCTTGCCCTTGAAAAGATCTGGCTTGAATAGTGAAGTTTTTTGCCACCATCCCTCTGGTCCAACTTCCAGCGGGATCTTTTTTACACCTTCTGGTACATCATCACGATCAGTAAGACAGACAAAATCATGAGGAACGGTAAGATGTCGAGCAACCGAGTTGCGTAACTTTTCAACATACTCTTTTCCATAAAGAGTTCCCCACCAAACGCAAGCCACAGTAATTTTTTTAGGATCTTCACCACCCCTTGATCTAACCGGTGGATAAGGAGTTGGAATGGTTAAATCGATTCCGTTTATAATTTTTGATGATTGATTTATTTGCGAGCCGGCCATAATATAAGTTATGATTGTTTAATAACTTTCGTTATTCCTTTTTTGTCTGATGTATATTGTATAGTAGTAAATTCTGATATGGCTTTTATCGGCCAGGGCGCATATTCTTGCATCCAGCTAAAATTTAAAAATACATCTGCACCGGCCCAAATGCCATTTTTATTTATGGTATCCATTATTCTTTTTGCGCCATTGGGTGATATGGCGTATCCATGAGCTCCTTTTAAATGAGGATTCGGAAAGGTGTGTAAACCATTTTTAGGATGATGATAACGACCATATGACGGCTTGGCTAAATTGACCAAAAGGTAATCTTTAAGATCAGGTAGTTTATCTACAAACACTGCGTCGTGTTCTAAAACCAAAACTGGTTCGTTTAAATCAATTGCCTTTTGCCATAAAGAATAGTGAGAAAGCAGACAAGAACACTGAGCGTCCAAACTTCTTAAATGAGGATTCTTGTGTATTCTATCTGTTAGTTTAATACCAAGCTTTTCAAATACATCAAAGGGTTTATCTTTTGGTGTAAATGCATTAAAAGTTTCTACTTTAATACCAAACTTTTCCGCGGAGTCAATACAGCGTTGAGCCGAGTTCACAGACTCTTCAATATCTGAAATGGTTATAACAAAAGGTTTCATCATCCCTTTTTGTATCTAAATCTAGAAACCCAATTTGTACAATTGGTATTTACCTTCAAATCTTTATCAGAACATAGACATAGCGAATAAATTGATTGATCGTGTCTATGACTCATAAATCCTTTTACATTTTTTTCATTACTAGGGGTATCATCAATCAAATGATAATCGGATTGCATTATTGTATCTATCTTTTTAACAAGGTTTCTCGTTTTATCATTTACAGTAAACATTAACACGGTTGCTGCATGCATCCTTTGCTTACGAACTTCTTCAGTAGCTTCAAGATATTTAAGCGTATCCATTTTAGTCCATGTTTCATTATTTGTTGAAGCGCCATATAACCAATACCCCGGACCACCGGTTTTAAAAGTATCATTATCGCCTCCGTGAGTGTGGTCAATAACATCATAATCAAGCGCAAGAGCATCAGAAAGTTTTGTTTTAATATCGGCTAAATATCTGCACCCCGCGTCTGAATATAAAACTTTATCGCCATCTTCGCTGTTCTCAAACATGCGATTAATGATATGGAATTTCCATATCCAAAAACCAAACCCCCTATTATTATCAAACATTAAATCTTTATGTTTATTCTGAAAATCTTTATCCAGTGTAGAGAAATTGTTATTCTCTATTACGCTAAATAAATTAAGAGATTTAACTTCTTTAGATAATCTAGAAGCTGCCGCTTTAAACGTATCAGGCCCTTCTCCAAATGTTAAAAATTTATTCATTATTACTTTGTAGTTGTTGACATTACACCTTGCACTTTTGTATAATAAGGATAAACAACCTTTAGCATATCAGGACAAAGGTGATTACACATAAGAGCATCGTTTGGCCAAATTCCATATTCATCAACTAATTCAAGTAAATGCTTTGCAGCAAAAGGTTTAATTATATAAGCTGAGTTTCCCGCTAAACCTTGAGGTACGTTTTGACTATCTACCATAGGGCAAGACGTGATTCCCTTTTGGGCCGAGGCCTTTTTATGAAATACATTTGACTTTCGAGTTGCTCCTCTGGGGTCGTTTAAACCAAGTATGCCACCTTCAAAATCAAACGGCTCAAAAGATCTTATAAACACCGCGTCGTGCTCAAGAATCATTAACGGTTCATTCTGTTCAATACAAAGATTCCACAAAGCCATATGACTGCGAGTGCACGCAACCTTGGCCTTTATATTATTACCATATCCTCGACCGTGAAGAGTTAAACCTGACTTTTTACACACCACAGTTTTATCTCCAATGGGATATGTGTATTGGTCGAGATTCTTTTCTGTTATATCTTCTGCAGATACCTGTTGGAACATTTTAACAGGAAGAGTCGCAGTGCTAATGCAAGCAGCCATTGCGGTAACCGATCTATCATCGTTGTTATTACCGATTATGTATGCTTTCATCCTTTCTTTATAATCATAGAGCCTACATTCTTGGTTTCTTCTTCCAATACTTCCCAATCATTATGTTTACACCATTCGTGTACGCCCGGCCCAATATCTGACGGCTGTTTATTTACGACCGCCGTATCGTGAAGAACAATATATTTTTTAGTTCTCGCCGCATGAAGCTCAAGTTCTTGAATCGTCCAAGACCACTTGTGTAACGAGTCAATCATTAGCATATCGGTTGAAACCGCACAACGTTTATCAATTGAACTCATTTCGTAAACGTTTAAAGAAACATTATTTTCCTCAGCAAATTTTTCAAATAGATGTTTTTGCCAATTAAATTTTTCAAGTGTGTGATCAATTAAATGTACTTCTTTAGCACCACCTAATAATGCTGCAGCTGCAGAAGCTCCTTGATGTGTTCCTAATTCTTTATAAGAATCACAATCTTCCATATATCTTTGAATAAAATCATGGTGCGCACAATAAGCTTTCCCGTGATTTTTAGGATCTTCTTGCTGGCATCTGATCTGCGAATAAAAGTCCTTTAAAGTTTTTACGTTTTCAATTGTTGCAGTTAACATAACTTTATTTCTTTTTATTATAAACTCCAGTTGTAGTAGTTGGAACATAATCTAAGTGCGTTTTGAGCGCACCTCGATGAGTATCCCATTGCGTTTCGTGTAATGCATTACCGCCAACAACAGGATTTTTTAAAAATGGCGTTATCTTAATTTCTTCATATTTGTTGATATAACGATTCATATTATCGTGTCCTGCAAAACCAATTTTTTCGTAAATATCATTATATTTTTGCGCGTATTCAGGGTTAACGACATATCCATGTGTTGCTTGTTCTCTTGAGCAAAGGTTTACAACACAAGAACGATAATTTACATTATTTGGTAATGATCTCATAAAAACCGCGTCGTGTTCAAGAATAACTGCCACTTTATCTCCTTTTTCAATAATAGTTTCTCTTGTTTTGTAGTGACTCATAGTCATACATTGTTGCATCACTATCATACGATTTTTTATTTCTTCTGTTGGTTCTTTACCAGCTTTTCTTCTATAGTTATTATAAAGTCTTTCCCTATAATCTTCTCGAACCAACCAACCAGGATATACTTTTTCTAAAGTTGCTGGAACAACAGCATCAACGAGAATAGGTTCAAGGTTGAATTCACGGCAAGAATCTACGCATCTTTGTGTAAGTTTCTCTACCTTTTCACTTTTAAATGCATTAATGGTTGTAATAATATACGCGTTCATTACTGTAATTTCCAATCTGATACAGGTTTATTTACTATTGTGTTATGCCAATCCGCATCTTTATCATCGGCACCTCTTAATTGTACATGAACAAATTTTGTTTCATCTGTTCTAGCATCAACGATTGGTCTAGGTTTTGTTTTATCAATGTGTTCGTCATAATGTACATAACTATTCCAACCAGACTCCATTACTGTATAATTTAAATTACCAATTATCAACATGGCATGTAAATAATTTTGATCAATGCTATAGAACCTATTTAATCTATATCTTCTGCAGTTATCAATGTATTTTTGAAATGGAACAAAGTTATTTCTAGCGACCGCCAATCCTTGTTTTGTGTATAATACTACACCACTGTTAAAGATTTTAAGTTGACCATCTTTATTTCTAGGCATCTCTTTTTTATAGTTGTCAACTAGCATTTTATTCCATGCTTCGTCTGCTTTAGAATTTAATGCGCCTTTGGTTGTTGTGTGAGATTTTTCTTTATGCGGTTCATCACAAATACCTATATGTCCAACATTTAAATCAAAAATGTTTTCTTTTAGTCCATTAACTGCAAATACATCTGTATCAACGAATAAAATTTTATCATACTTTTCGTAAAACTCAGGATTATAAATTGGTTCAAACGCATTATAGTACTCTGGAATATCGCAATGATTAGAACCCCATGTAGGATTCTTTGCAAATTTATAATCAGCACC